CATTTGTAGTTACTTGTTGTTTACACCATTCATCGGCACAGGCATAGATTGCCCTATTATTTCTTTCGCCACCAAATTCTTTGAGCAATATTAATAATGCTCTTTCTCTGACTTTGAGTTCTTCCTCAGTCATTGATGATTGCACAATGTCCTTGTTCACATAAGTTCTCCAATTTTTCTATGAGATGTGTGTACTGATCCCACATATACTCAGAACCTGTTTGATCTCTGTATAACTTGCAAGCAGTTATAGTACGAGCTACGTCTCCTTCAGTTAATCTCATAGTGTTCATGCCATTACAATATAATTATAACGATATTGTCAAGTACTATATCAGAAATGTTAGCGTTTGTCAACCAAAAGGTTTAGGTTCCCATAATGGTTTGATCATTTTATTACTCATAGCAGCGAATGCACCATAATCCATAAAACTAATATTAATTGACATTATATACCTTTTCTCATCAGACTCTGATCTTTCTGTTTGATGCTCTAAAAAACCAGGAAAAAATACTACGTCATTAGTATCTACACCAATATATCTCCATGATGATCCAAGTAATGCATGATTAAAATTTAAAGGTCTGGAATGATTGTAAATTTCCATTGGATCTTTTATCATCAACCTACCACTATTTTTAGGAACATTTAGATAACATGATAGTGATACCTGAGAATTTTGGTGATGATGTCCTTCTGTGAAAGAACCATATGAATGTTCATTTATCCATGATTCTGCAATATAAGGAATTGCATATGGAGAAAGATTCCAAGTATCCCATAAAGTTTTAATTTTTTGTGGTAACCAATTATCAATAAAGTTAGATAACTCAGGCCATGTATGTGGTGCTGCCCACATTTTTCCATTTACTTCTGAACCCATTAAAAGAACAGTTGTGTATCCACCTTCTTTTTCAGGTGTTTGCATACCAGTTTGATCAACAATACTTTTTGATCTTTTAATATCATTTAAAACTTTTTCTTTAATAGTATCAAACTTAAAATCATATGTAGATTTATACAAATATGGAAATGGGTTTAGATCTACCATTCCATCAGACTGAACAGGAGCACAAGGAACTGAAGGATGATGAGAAGTTTGCATGGGTGGTATTCCCATTGGTGGAAAAACCTCATCACTTTTTAATTTTCCTCCCATTTCTAAATTGCTTTCATCAAAAGATTTTTCTTCTTCTTTTGGTTGCAACCAAGATGATCTTTTTGGTTTACCAATTGGTGTTTCTACTGGAGTAATTTCTTTAAAACCTCTTGCTTTTCTCATAATAAAAAATCAGTATAGTAATTATAACATGTTTAACGTTTACCGCCACCCATTTGTTTCAACATTTTTTGTAATTCAGTTGTGCTTCCAACAAACATAGCATTATTAGTTACGTTTTTAGGACCTTTTGCTTCAGCATCTAAGTCTTTCATTTTTTTGTGTAGATCAGCAAGTTTATCTGTCATGTCTGCTACGTGCTTCATTGCTGCTACAGCAACTTCATACGCTCTTGGATGCCCTGACTCCTGTGCAACCTCTAATGCCCCTTGTACTGCCTCCTGACCCTTATCTATGAGAGAATACAATTCACCCCTAGTATATTCATAATCTTTTTCTCTATCTTCTGTAACATCTTTTAGATTATTTTTTCTAGTGGTGCATCCATTCTCAGGTGTTTCAGATGCTTCAACATTAAGAAGATCTTCCATATTTTCTTCTAGACTACTCATAAGAACTCAACTCCCTCGTTAAATCCAAAGTCATCAGCAGCAGTTACAAATGCATCATCTTGTGCAGTAACTTGTCCATCTTGATTAATATCAGTTTTTGCTTTAGGTGTATATGTCCTTTCAACGTGTCTCTTATTAACATTCTTATCACCAATAGTTTCAATGATACGAGACTTACGAATAACGTCTGCCTTAGTGTAAGGACCGTAGATGTAAGACTTAGCAGTAAACTGCATTGTATATGTTAAACTTCTACGTGTTGTAAAATCATCTTCCCACTCATCATCAAAATCAACACTGTTAAGAACAATAGCAACATCTCTAGTCTCATTCATGTCTGGTATGAACTTAACACTCATACTAAATGCTGGTTGGAAGAATGGTAATATTTGTTCTAGTATCTGTAATCCATCGTCTTGAGACTTAGCAATGATTCCCAATTCAAATGAAATATTATATGGTACAGGTACGTATTGAGTTCTTACTTCCTTTGCAGCTTCTTCACTATTAGGACTTACAACTGCTTTAGTTTTGGTTATAGCAGGTGTCTTTCTACCAGCATCATAATCAATACCAGTCATCTCAAAGTAAATCCTTGGTAAAGTTATTGCTACTTTACGTCCATCTGTAGGATTACCTTGTAGTCTATATAAAAACTTTTGTTTAGGACCATAAGCAAGAGGAACTTTTTCTACCTCTATGACTTGTCCATTAACTATTTTCTTTAATTCAATATTATTAAATAAAGTTCCAAATGATACAACAGTTTTTCTAACTGCTTCATTGTAAAATTGCGTTCCTAACATTAGAAGCTACCTGTATAATTACCAAATTCACCAAAGGGATTTGTTTCTCCCCAATCAATTAAATCATCTGCACCATCTTCAATCGCAGAGTTCTGATCATACTCAGTACTTTGATTGTCAATTGTAGAGAATGTACCTAATGTATATAGGGCATTAGATTCAACCCCTCTGATGGTGTCTCCATCAATGAAGTTACCAGTACGATTCATAACTTCAAGTGTATATGTTACACCATTCCAATCTGCTACTTCTGCTACAGTTGCACTGTCTAGGTCATACATTGTTGCCTGAGAACCACTGGTTGTAGTTTCTGTATATGTGTTAATAACATATTGGACGTTAGCAGCATCGTAATAGAAATGACCAGCAACTGTAGTTGGATCTGTTCCATTATATGTGTAAACATAACATATCCTTTTATCTTCAAATTTCCAATAGAAATATTTTTTCTGAGTTGTTGTAGCAAAATTAGGATCAAAACTACCAAGTGCAGTTACTGTAACTACACTATTAGCAGAAGTCCAAGATCTACCTCCACCCTGTTGTATAAATCCACCTATCACTACATGTTCATCTGGAATGAATTGAACATCTAATGGTGGTGCATCAATAGTAATGGTTGGAAAGTCTGAACTTGTAGTGTCAGATTGGTATCCAGTACCACCATTAATAACACTTAAAGTAACAACACCACCATCTGCAATAGATGTTGTAACAATTCCACCAGATCCATTTGCTCCAGAAATTGTTACTGATGGTGGTGTAGTATATCCAGTACCAGCAAGGGATACTGTAGCTCCTGTTATTTGTCCACTAGCATTTACAGTGACATCTCCTGTTGCTTGTACTCTAGTAGAAGGTGAAAGATTTAGTGTAGTAATATTACTAAACTCTCTTTCAATATCATCAACCTCATCAATACCTGTGTCAAACTTATCAGCACCCTGCTCGTAAAGCTCAGCAGTGAGTTGATAGAAATATTGTTTACCTAACTGGAAGAAAGGATTCTCTCGTTCAACATACTTAATCTCATAAAGATCCTCTGTCATTGGGAAGTAAATTAGATCTCCTTCATTAGGTCTACCGTCTACAGCAAGATTTAATGCAGGATTAGCAGACTGTTCCCATCTTCTTCTTGATACAACAAAGGTTATTTCATCAGTTATTCTTAAACCAAACTTACTTACAAACTCACTACCAGCACCAAAACCTTCTACGTTCACGAGGAACATTTCAATCATATAGCTTTGGTTAAATTCAGATTGTATAACTTCCCCAAGAGATTTATCCTTTAGATGTACTCTAGGAATATAAAACACATCCGATCCAAACAACTTGATTTGTTCATCAACCAAGTCTTGTACCAGATTTTGCTCGGTGTTAATACCACCGTGTTGAGGAAAATATACTTTTTTCATCCGATCATATCAAATGGTGGTAATTCGTATGTGCTGCTTGATGCATCTTCAATAGCAGCAATTTCTTTTTCAGCATCATCAAAAAGTTGTCTACCATTCATACTAACTCCACCAGGAAGTTGTATGCCATTAAACTTAATTAGGTTCTGACCCCACTGTCTTTTGATAAGAGCAGTAGTATATTTCTTTAAGAATACGTCACTATAAACTTGTGTGAATGTATCTGGATCTAATGCTCTGTGGCATTCAACAATAACATGAACATCTTCGTTCATCATGTCCTCACCTACATCAAGATATAATCTATCCTGTCTCATATTAAATCTGAACTGAACAAAAGCACCATTATTAAGTACCATGTCCATAGTCTCCATCCAAGTCTTAACCATATAATAGTTAAGGAAGTCAAGAGAACCTACAGCATATAAGTCATTCAAAAAGATCTGATACTCAATACCAAATAGATTGTTTCTTACAGCATTACTAGCAAGACCAAATACCTTAGTAACACCAACTACATCAGCTGGAAGTTCAAGATACTTGTCTCTTGTTTTCCACTCTGTAGTATTGGGAGCAGCACCTATTGTTGTTACAGTATCTGAAGTTTGAAATCTTGTCATGTCATCTGCGGTCAAGACATGCTTCATATAAGCAAGCTCTACACCATCGTAATGACGCATACGATAGTATTGCAAAGCATCATCAATTGAGTCCTCTATCTGATCGTCATCTACGTTGACTTCTAATACAGGGAACCCCAACTTCCTTAGACAGTAATCTTTTA